GCATTATTTTGCCATTTACAACCACTACGCCGTTGCCAATGGTGCTCCCACTCACTATACATCCGCTAATGATTACATTATTGCCGATAGCTTTCACCAGCATTTCAATAGCCTGAGTATAGCTGTTCTGCATCCGCTCAGGCACTTTTTGAAACCCCAGCAAAATGCCTGTGTTATATGGTATAATTTTATTCATTTACGCGGGTATTAAAATCCAGTCAACAGGCAATGTTATTCCGCCGCTATAGTCGCTTTTTACTCTTATGCTAAAGGCATTATTCGTCTTGTCAAACACCACACACCGCAGCGCTTGCGTGTAAGCATCGCCTGCACCCGAGTAGGCATTTGTTACAAATACTCTGTAGGCCGGCATGTTCAGGTTGTGCGTTACCGTTACGGTAGCCTTGCCGTAGGCGCTCACCGCTACCGATGCGGTACCCCCTTTTATACTTCGTACCCCGTCATACACCGCCTTACTTGTAGCCAGGCTGTCGCTGCTGTCAAGGCTTATGCTGTCGCTCTTGGCATTGGGCAGGTTGCCCAGCCCCACCTGGGCCTTGGTTACTTCGTGCGGGTTGCTTTTGTTGGCATAGTGCGCCTTAAAGGTGGCTAACCGCACCATACTTGCCAGCGCCACACCGGCATCGGCAGGCACTGCTTTTCGGGTCACATAAAAGGGCTTATCCTCCCCGTCTTTGTACGGAGCGGTGTTGGTGGTTTGCACCACTGCCACATAATCCTTGGCCGGGCCTCCCTCAAAGGGCAGCACTTCTCCATTTATAATTACGGTGCCGTTACTGATGGTAGCGCCACTCACCTCGCACCCTTCTATTATTACATTATCGCCCACTACCTGGCATATATTGGCTATAGCATCGCTGTAGCTGTCCTGCATAAAGGCCAGCAATTCCTGAAAAGCCAGCACCCCGCCTTCGTTTGTCAAGTTCAAATAGTTCATACCTCTATAAGTTTATATTGTGCAGTGGGTATCTTGTAGTAGTCTAACAGCCCACGCATTTTATTTTCGTCATACACTAAACCTGTCGGCAGCGTTACTGTAAACAGGCCGCCGTCATCACCGGCCTCGTAGCTCATCATCCATCCGTACTCTGCTGTGGCTTCCCCTTCTTTATAGGTAATCAATCCGTTTACATCGCCTTCGCTTTTCAGATACAGCGCCGGTTTCTCATCGAGCGGTATGTCGCCAATAACGATTCGCCTGTCCGAGTAGTCAAAGTAGTCGTTCAGCATTTTTTGCAGGTAGCACACCTGGCCGGTAATGGTCAATTTGTACGCTGTTTCTTTTTTAAAGTTAGTAAAGAGTGCGTGTACGGCTGCCACACCCGCCATAAGGGAATGTAGCAGGGCGCTCAACCTGGGCTGCCGCAGCCGCACCGGTAGCAGCATCAGCGCCAGCCGCTTCCAGTTCACCTCGTATATATGTCGTTTAAACTCCATTTAAAAGGCGCTTTTTTTAATAAATTCTATCTCCAAATCGGCTTCATCGGCAAATCGCAGGTACCCTGCATCGGGCGTTATCAGGGTGTCAATGTTCATCCACCCGTAATCGCCATATTTATGTTTTGCCCACTGCACCGGGCACAGTACCACCCCCTCGGTGGCCTGCACGTAATCTTCATGTTTTTGTACCGCATATATACCGTTGAAGGGTATTTGTTTCAAATATTCCTTTATTCGTGCTTCCACCATTTTTTCGCCGGTACCGTCTAATCTGCTTCCGGTGGCATCAAGTATCATCGGGTCGTAATACACTTTCCACGCCATTTGTAGCTGATCTGCCGCCTTGCTTTCCACTTTTATCGGCACACCGGCATATTTTATCCGGTCAAAGTAAGCCTGCACGCCTTCCACCACCGGCTCGGCAAGCGGTTGCAGGTCCTCGCCTCCATCGCCTGCCATTTTAAGGCGTATGCGCATCCTGCCACCCTGTGTAGGCTCTTCCACACAGGCAGCGTAAGCCACCACCTTGCTGTCGGCCACGTCCTGGTCGGTATGCCCTGCGTTGTCATATACATCACTGTCAGGCAGCAGACTGAATCCGTGCTGGTACATCAGCGCCTTAGTGGCATACCACCGGGTAGTACCGGGTTTCATGGTGGCAATGTAAGCGACAGTATCGGCCCGCAGCAGGTCAAAGAGGGTTTCTAACAACCATGCGCAAAAGGCGACGGCGTAAAACAAGATACTCTCCACACTGGCTGTGCTAAACTCATCTTCAAAGGTTTTGCCCGGCTGTAGGTTATAGCTGGTTTTTATCACTTCATTGCCGATGAACTGATCTGTCATTATTCGTTTCCACTCCTGTATCGTTTTAGCCATTGTCGTTTACTTTAAAGTCCATAGCCACATTCCAGTAGCCGATGCCCTCAGGCACCGTGCCTGGATTGCTTACCGGCATTATTTTTTCGTTTGCAAAACATCTTGCGGCATATTTATTCCTCACGCCCGGGTGCTTTAAAGTGGCACCATTTATTAACGTTTCGGATGCACTCATGTCGTTATCAAGGCACAGCGGCACAAGCCCCTCCACACTGCCGGTATGCTGCATGGCTATATCAATAAGTGCCTGCCTGTTTTGTACCTCAATATTTTGCATTTATTTCTATATTACTTTCTCCAATATTCACTGTTTGCACCTGTTGCCCGTCTTGCTCCAGCGCCAGCCTTATCCGCCGCCGCCACCCTGCCAGGTCATTATCCATCAATATGTTTTCTATTCCCACCCCCAGCGTAATGTCTTCCTTGAGCCCACCCGGCTGGTGAGCCAGTATCACCGCGCTGTTTTGCGGGGTAGTTTTGCCTATTGGCAACCCCGTCAGCATCCCGCCCTTGCGGTTGTCGCTCACTATCAGTTCGTAGTCGTCGTTTATCAGTATGCCTGTACCTCTCATATTATTTAGCTTAATGTTCCTGTTCCTGTGGTGGCGCCTGTATGTGCCGTGGCAGACCCTGTGGTTGAAACCGGTATTCCGGGGTTTACCACTGCTGCACGCACGTATGTGTCTATAGCTGTGGCTATCTGGTCGGCCAGCATCACCCGGGCTGCGGCGGCACCCTCTTCCATTGTGGCTGCTGCATCCAGCGCCCCTTTTATCCCTGCCATCAAAGCTCCTTTATTTAATGCCATATCAATTGTTTAATAGTTTTCCGAATTTTTCTTTCAGCAGATTAAACAACACCTTGTTTGCAGGGTTCAGGCTCACTGTAGGCCCTGCGTTTGTCATGTGTATCTCATCTCTGCATATATCTATAAACTCAAGTATCAACTCGAGCAGTCCATATATATTATTACGAATTTTTACCTTATCGTCCAGCATTACGATGGTGCCGTTTATGTTAGCTTCCATCTCATTCTTGGTTGCATTAATGGTAAACTTTACCTCATCCTGCTTATATTCCACTTTTTCTACTTCATCCATCTGCACTATTGTGAGGTCCTTTTCGTCGCCGGTAAGCGACCCCAACAGTACATAACTGCCTACTACGGGGGTAATCAGTATTTTATTGCCACTCCCGTTAATGGTAGCCTTCAACCTTACATCGGTTACCTCTAAGTTTTCCCTAATTTTCACACTGCACCGTTCTCCGTCCACCGACAATACTTCGGCTGCCACTATGTTTATATTAGTGGTGCCGCTATACTGCCGCAATGCCTCGTCTAATCTTTTCAGTTTATCCATATCATCAATACACTTTTCGGTCAAGCTGTATCTTCCGCCTGCCTCCGCCGCTGCCGTCCACGCTGGTGGTTACGGCCACTATATAGTACCCCCCGTCTTTATAGGGATAGTCTGCATCCTTCACCCTGGCCGTCCATGTAGGCTCGCAGTAAGGCAGCAGCCATCCTGTAATGCTGCCTTCGTAGCCGTTGTAACTTCTTGCCCGCACCTCATTATCTGCGGTTTGCTGCATCATCGCCTGGCTCATACCGTCTCCGTTTTTCTCTACCTTATCGCCACCGCTCACGCCAGATCGGGCCGTTAGGGTTTTCCCATCGGGCATGGTACGCTTCACTATCACCTCCACTTTGCGATCTTCGGCCTTTCGGTACTTTAGGTCGCTCGATTCTATATTGTGCTGAAAGCTGTAAATCACATCTCCTCCTTTTTCCATATAACGAGGGTGCAGGTGCAGCGTTCCTTGTTTCAGGTATATGTTGCCATTAGTTTCTTCCTGTAGTTTTTTCAGCACATCGTAAGCGGTAGCCCGAGAGATGGTAAACTTGTCATACGTTGCCGTAAGCGAGCAGTTTACCGACAGTCCGCTAC